TATCTCAGTACCATCGGCAGGAGCTACAACAAAGGTTATAGTAGACCCAGATATGGCATAATCTGTGACATCGGTTAGAGCAACTGCATCTTTATAAATAGTATAGCTGGTGGGTTCTTCTGCTAAAGTGAAGATCACGGTAGCTCCGTCACCTGTGCCTACATCCTCAGAGTATTTACTAACCACGCTGGTTATAGAAACTACTGGTCTTTTGTATAGCATGAGCATAAAATCATCGTCCCCATAATGCTGCTCAGTTATTGAACGCTGTATAAAGGCTCTACCGGTATAATCCTCAGCCTTCTTCGTAGCTGCCTCGATGAGATTCTCCAATAACAAGTCATCATAACTCTCGAAAGTATCATCAGCGGCCGCATAGTCATAATTAGCCGTTATCCCTTTATTGAGAACTGGAGCCGTGGTGAAGGTTATAGTCGCTGTGGCAATAGTGAAGTCAGTGCCTTCTACCTGTAAAGTATTGTCAACATATAGCCTGAGGCTGCCTTCGATAGGTGTGTGGTCAAGGTCAAACGCCAGGGCTGCACCAGTGCCTACCCCTACAAACTCAGCGGAGATTTTCAAAGATGCGGCTGCATCTATTCTTAAATGTGCTTTCGCCTGAGTCAAATCTACCAATGCTGTTGCTGAAAGTGCCATAATTTAATCTCCTAATTATAGGCTGTTATTTCTTGCGTTTCCTCTTTGGCTTCGACTTGATTCCCTCTCCTTTGTTCTCAGGCGGTATCTCCATCTTATTCTCAGGTGGTGACACTGCCTTCTCTTCAACGAAAGACGAGCCGTTATAGTGTTTAGCTTTGCCAGACGCTATCCATTCGTCAGCCACATCCTTGGAGATGTTGACTACGGCTCCCGGCGAGAAAGCCCTCATCCCGTCCAGCGAAACTCGTTTAAGTATTCTTAAAATCATTTTATACCTCCCTGTTTACCCGGGGGTAGTGTTAGCCACCCCCGGGCTTAGAGTATATTTAGTGGTCTATATTGAGCATGATGAACGGAGCGCCCTGGCCATTCCCAGTAGTGTTAGGAGCGATAACCATTCCTGCTCGTTGCTCTCCGAGGCAACCTGAATCACGCAATCGGAGAGCTCCATCGCCTCCGAAGCACACCTCAAGAGAGTTGACAGCTGCTCCAACCTCAGCTTCAGGAGCACACCAGGATATACCTGTGACTTGAAGCCACAAGAACTCTCCATCGGAAGCTTCTATCACTGGCATACCCAGGACTGGAGTCCACTCATTGCTATCTTGGGTAACGCCATCGTAGGGGTCGAGGATGATCTCCATGCTACCTGCCGCATCAGTAAGAGCTACAGGGATAGGCGAGTCCAGGGTCAATTCGCAATCAGCAGTAGCAGTCATTGCCGTGTTGCCGATTATCCTACGGGTAAATGCCTTGTTGCCAGTAGGGAAGACTACTACCTCGCCGCCCTTCAACAGGTCAAGAGTAAGGCTAACATTGCTACTGAAGGAAATCTTCAAATCCCCAGCATCAGCATCGGCCGCGATAGCTCTATTGCCAATCTTCTGGCTATTTGGCTGCTTGGCTCCAACGTCAGGCACCAGAGTTCCGCCAGCTTTAGCATAGACGAATCCCTTATTGCCGAACTTCACAAACGTCCCCAGCTCAAACTGTTTGACGGTATCCACCTCATAAGGTGTACCACCAGGAATATGGAGTACTCCCTCTCCCACCTTTGGTAAGTGCATCCTGTGCATCTTTGCAGTCATGTTTCTCCTTTTTGAGAGGAATCAATTTCACCCCTCGTTTTATTTTTTGGAAGCGGGAATCATTTTCACCCGCTCCCGAGTTACCTCATTATGCCTTATCAGACAGTAAGCAGATTGCTTTCTTGGACGGCATAATAGCCGACCCACCGACTCGCCTGCGTATCTTGAAGCCGACAAGTCCAGCCTCGGCATATAGCTCAACCAGTCTTTGCAGAGTAGTACCCTGGCGATCCAGGATACGATAACCTTGCTTGAAGTCGCCAAAAGCGGCTACAACTGCCACTGCTCCAGCATAGGCACTAAGGTCTTCCTGGACATATATCGGATATCCAATGAACGTGGCAGGCACTCCGGCTACTAAGCTCGGCTGCCAGAGGAATGGGCCTTTATAGGTGGCATCCGTTGCCGACCTGAGTTCCCTCAAGGCCAATTCGGTAGCTGACTTGACCAGGAACACGCCCTGCTTCCGGTACTGCTTCGGGCAGTCGTAAACCAGCTTCATGTAGTCTTCGAAAGCGGCAGTGTTGGATGTGGTGACTGACCGAGTAGCTGCTAGGATCGTGGCGTTGACAGTAAAGCCTTCAGGCTCCTCGCTGTCATGTCCACTACCAACAACAAAGGCTGTCTCCTCTGCCTCGGCAATAGCTCTGGCGAAAGATTCACCAAGTAGTGCCCTCAGATTGAAGTCACTGTCATCTAACTCGTCCTCACCAATCTTGGCCAGTCCATATAGGTCTTCGACATACTGATAAGTCGGCGCCCCTGGAGTCATGTCTGATTCCTCGATATCGGCTCCTGTTTCCAGTTTGCCCCATCCAACGCTTACCTCTCCAAGGCTCTTCATCTTCAATCTGTCCTTGGTGGTTGGTCGAACCGTACAGAGCGGCCGCATGATGTTTATTTTTGGCAGGGTTCGCTCTATCACCATGTCCATCTCGGGCTCGATTAAGTATTGCCCTGTAGCATCCTCAACCAGAGCCTTGCGCTCGGGCGCCTCTAGTGCAGTCTTTCCGCCTCTTATCCAATTATAAAAGGCTTTCGACCTCAGCTTCTCCTCATCTGATCCCTCACCAACTGCTGATAGCTCGACTGCCGGTATGGCTTGTCGCTGGAGCTTAACCTCCAGATCATCAATGCGCTCATTGAGCTTGACGATGGTAGCCTTTGCCTCCTCTGTAGGTTCGCCAAGTTTCTTGATCTCATCGTCCTGACGCTCCACAGCTTTGTGCAGTTCATCTACTGCACCTTGAATCATTAGTGCAAGTTCTTTTGGGTCCATAGTGGACACCTCCCTTTGTTTATTTCCTTAGTTTCTCGAGTATAGCTTCGATATTATCTTCTGCCTGTTTGATATCAAAGCCTTCATTTTCAGCCCTAAGTTCAGAAACAATTGTAGCGAGTGATGCCATCTTCTCATCGTCCTCGTCTCCTTCCCCAGGCTTCGTGGCCTCAAGTAGCTCGTTTATATCCGAGGCCATTTTTCCCAATGCCTCCAGCAAACTAGCAAGCCGTTTCCTGTTGGCGGTAGATAAAACCCTGCCTTCCTTCAGTCTCAAGTCAGCAAGCGACTTGGTCCTATCAATCCATTCCTTGACGGCAGCAAGCACCGTTTCGGCTTGGTCAGCGAAAGCAAGAGCTTTCTCAGTAGCAGCTTCAAATGTTCCATCATGATTTTTACAGTGAGCCTTGGCATCATCTGCGTCCCATACCTCTTTGTCGTATCTATAGGCTTGCTCGGTCAGAGTATCTTCTCCCTCGAGCCTGCCCATAATGACTGAATATTTCTTACCGCCCGACGTCCGGGTTGTTCTCCTGAAACTACCCTCCTGGAAGTCATCAGGGTTTCGCAGCCTGCAGGCGTGCTCGTTAGGATATGGTTTCAGCTCCATCTCCTTCACACCAGTAATCACAGCTTCAGTATTGGCAGCGAAAATCACGGGTGAAACATCGTAAAGTTTGATCTCCTGCAGATGTCTTATGCCGTCAATCGTTTTCTCTTTAATAGTCTGGTAACCGATTGACATTTGGGTGATGACACCGTCTTTCATAAGAGCCAAGGTTTCCCTTGCCCGCTGAACGCCTAGAGATAGTTTCGCTTTAATCAATAGCCCTTTACCATCCTCTGCCATCTCCGTGGGTTTACCTATGGGCTCCATAACGCTGTGGTTGAAGAGGCTTACTATCTGTCCCTTCTGTGCTTTCAAGGTCTTCTTGAACGCCCCGGGGTCAACTATGTCACCATAGCTATCCGGTACGTCGCTGAAGGTGGAAGCGTAGCCTGTAAATGTTCCTTCTTCCTCGTTGATTTCCTTGACCTCGAAGTTAATTGTTTTTCGTTCTATTGACATAATTACCTCCTGTTTATTGTCCTTTCCCCATCTTACCGAAGGCTATCCACCAGGCTAACCAGAGGCGAGTCTTGAAAGACAGATGCTTGATATCTTTAAGATATAATTTCCAGTTTCGCCTGGTTAACTGACGCAGTTTCTTAGCAGTTCTACCATTCATTACTTCCCTGTCCCGTATCCTTCTGCGCACCGACACATAATGCTATTCTCCCCAGCATACATCTCGCCATTAGAATATGGTTCGTTAAAATCTACCCATTTGCCAGTATCCATAGCAACATGCTCATCCCTAACCCTATCGTCACGTGAGCTAATCCACATCTTCTTCTTAGCTACTCCCGACTGTCTGGCTGCTTCCCTTTGCCCAAACCCTGAAGAATGTGATGTCTCTGTTCTAGCCACTCGCATCGCTTTGAAAGCAGATCGGTCTGTATAGAACCCCCTAAGAATTCCACCTATCTCGACGTTACTCATATTCTTTTCTATACCAGCAAGGATAACCATTTTTACATCATCCAAATTAGTGGCCAGAATTGACTTGATACTCTCGGCTCCATGCTTGATTATCCACGCTCTAATAATTGCGTTCATTGGGTCAAATGTCCATTTGAACTCAGACGGCTTGTCAGACTTCTCCGCTCCGAGGTCGTCTGCGATTTCATTGCCAAAGTCCGATATAAGTGCTGCCGAGATAGCAGTCAACATTTTCTCCCACTCAGTCCTACCAGCATTGATAGCCTTTTCTGCCGCATCAATTAGCTTATCAGGTGCTTTGCCCTTGATAGCCTTTCCTACGGCTTTACCTTCATCCTCATAGAGCGGGAGAACTTTCTTCTGCACTACTCCCCACCAGGCGACTCGCCGACCATCTATCCGCTTCCAATGTACTGCCTTCTGCTCCTCAGTTGTAAGATTGAAAGCTTTAGTAATAACTGTGGATTCTACTATCTGAAGCGGGGGAGTATAAATAGTCTGGAGTTCCTCAATAGGCAAGCCCATAAGTTTACCCAGGAAGAGCATCTTCATTCTCTCCTGTGCTTGCCCCGACGAGCCTCCAGTTGGCAATAGCGTTAATGGCAGATAACCCCTATCCCAGCCGGTGAACTCTTCAAAGCCCATCTCCAGCCTTTCGTTTATCTGGTCGAACGGAATCCCCATACTCCAGAGATTCTTCGCTTGGTCGACCTTCTTCGTAAAATCTTCTCTAAGGGCTGCTACCTTAGAGGTATCATAAGTAATAATGATATCCCCGTACATAGAGGCTACTTTCAAATTCAGCGTGGACTTTATGTCGTCCATGAGAGGGATCACCACGTCTTCATATAAAGCCTTCCTGGCCTCCATCATATTGTTGTATGAGGACTGCTCGAGGTCGCCAAGGAATATAGGAGAAATACCAAACGCTCCAGCTATATCTCTCTTATTGTGAAGTCTGGACGCTACAAAGTCCATTTCAACAGGCGTCATGCTCATCTGAATCCACTTCGCACCAGCACCAAGTACCCACGGTTCACGCTTTTTACTCTTGCCCAGGAAGTTCTCTTTTATCTGCCTCCTCGCCTCTTCGAACTGCTCCTGCGTCAAGGGGGTTTCATGGGCAAATACACCATCGGGTGTAGCTCGGTTTTGCATAGACAACTTCTGAGTATCCTGCGCTTCATTATCAGTGTCTATAGTTCGAGCTGCCGCCATTAGTGGTGATGTGCCCCAATAAGGATTTCCTGGGTCCATCATCATGAAATGGATAAACTGCTCTGGTGGTACAACGTGATGTGTCCCGTCTATGCTATTCACTTCCCATCCTTTGAGCCATTCCCCTCTCACATCAGAGGGAATGGGCTTAACTAAGTCGGGCATAACAACCCAAAACTCACGTGGCCTCCCACTAACAATAATCGGCTGGAGCAGGGCATTGCCCACCAGTAATTGATGGGCAATCAGGAACTCCATATTGTCCTGTCCTGAGAATTCAGGATTGGGACTTGACCATACTTTCGTAAACTCATGGCCATCAATCGGCTCTCCTTTATTATCCTGCACTACCCATGGTATAGCAGAAGCGGCTTGCACGATTGTTCTCACAGCACGGTAAACATAAATGCTGATTTTATAGCCTTCCCTGGTCGCCTTGCTTACAGTCATGTCAGTATAGACTGGCACATTAGCCTGTCGGTTCGACAGAACGTGGAAGGGACTGAGGGCACTCTGTTTGCCAATAATGGCTGTGGCCAAGCGGTTACGCAGATTCTCAAACATAATTTTCTCCTATGCGGCACTCCCTATCATGAATTCCAATCCCTGCGGCCCCCTCATAAATGACAAGGCTTGTGTCGTACTATCTACCTGGTCATCATGTTCGGCATTCGGGAACGCTGACAGTTCTTCTATGTAGTCAAATAACCAGGGGGTGTTCTCTGGTAAAAATACTTTCCCAGCTTCTATTAGCGGGGTAACTGAGTTCGCCCTAGCCACTTTATTGCTGTCAACCTTAAAGGGTATGACTGGCATTTTAGTATCCCGCCGTAACTCCTGAATAAGTGACTGGCCGCTCGCCTTATCTTCGACAACCACGGCACTCGGCCTATCCCTCGCATCCAATGCTATAGCAACCCTTTTGAGCTCGGGAAACTCGACTTTGCCTCTCCATACATCCAGTAGATAATATCCGTTACGTGTCTCTCCCCATACGGTACAGACAGAATAATCGTTCTGTGTCTTATCCTTGAAAGCGGTATCCCAACTGTGAATCTTCTTAGTAAACACAGGCATTTCCTTAAAATACTTCCACCATTCACGCTTGATTATCTGGCCTTCGGCTACAGTCGGATTGCCCTGATATAATGATTCAAATGCCCGTGACCCTATCGAAGCCCGAATTACCGTTAGTTCAGGTATCGGGTATCGCCCTGGCCACAATGCCTGGTTATCTTTTATTGCAGGCAGATGTAGGACTTCCCATTGGTCAGAAAGCACATCTTCACTTGCTTGATTCAACAACCTGCCAACAAGGTCGGACTTATGCCATCTAGTCATGACAACAATAATAGCAGCATCAGGCTGCGCCCTTGTTCTAAATACCTTCTGATACCAGTCCCATGCACGCTCTCTGTAAGTCGTGCTGTCAGCCTCCTCAGAGTCCTTTACAGGATCGTCTA